GCTTTAGCTTGCGAACCGCCATTCTCATTAGAAGTTGTTTCTGTGTTTCCAAGTATTATGATGGACATTTCAGCATTACAAGCATTCTTGAGCTTCTCTTGTAGTTCTCCATTCCCATTGGAGGTTTTGCCGTCCATTATGCTGAATTCAGCTTGTTTGGGTATCATAAGAGCCAATGAACTACCAGAATCATCTAAAACTTCTTTTAACTGCATTCTTGTCTTATCATCATAAGCATCATAATATGCTACACGAATAGGCTGTCCGAATATTTCTGAATACTGCGCCCAATCCGAGAAGTTTCCTTTCTTTATTAATGCATAATATGAGCACTTAAGCATCAAACCTAAATCCTCTTCATCACCAAATACCATAACAAATGGATTGTCACTATAATCAATTCCTTTTATATCATTTTGATTTATTTTTATTTGTTTTTTTTCAATAAGGATGTGTTTCCGAGGCAAAGTATTAAATCTGAATTTTTGTCCTGGTATGAACTCTACACCACTAAGTCCCCACAATTTCGAGTCAACTATAAGATTAATAAGCTTTTCCCATTCTTGGCTCTCAAAAAGTGTATTGAGTTCTTCTACCTCTTCACCATTGTTGTTTAGAAATTTAATTTCCTTATTCGTTGCTGCTGATTGCCTTTTGCCCCATATTCCTGTAAGATGTCCATCTAACCAAACATCTTGATATAAGTCCAAAAGTCTGCTCCTGTTTGGATAATGTACACTTTCAGCTGTTCTATGCGCATTCCTCCAATCTGCCACTTCTTTTGGAGTTCTGTCAACATTTACGCGGTTAATCTCATGGACTACCAATTGTTTTTCATCCTTTCTAATTACTTTCTTATTGTCTGCCATTGTAAATACTTAAATATTAATAATGATTATTTCTTTTCTTATTTGATGACCATTGAATGTTTCCTGCCTCATCCATAGGTGTTTCAGGATTATCAGCTCGCAATGGCCATTTAGGACGAACTGTTCCTTTTTGCACCTTTTCTAAAAACTCTATTGCATCGTCGTAATTGGTTCTAATCATTTCTATGTTAATATTTGGGCTGCATAAGCTAATCAAATGCCATGCTATCACATTGACACATAGTTGTTTTAGTAAATCATCTTCAAAATCAATACTGAACATAGTATCCGTATCAAACCTGTTTAGGTAACTATAAACTTCTCCTGTTCCTACTTGAATCTTTGCGTTTATGATATCATCATTATTTCTTGTAATTTCATTTGTTATTTCGCCATAAATGGCAAGTTCTAAGTCTTGTTTTTTAATTTCCATCGTTATAGTATTTGTAACTAAGAGCAGGTGGTAATTCTGCGCATAGTTCATTAATTAATTGTTTTGCCAAAGCTTTAGCGGACTTGATGTTATTGGCTTGCACTTCTTCTCTAAGCTCCATGTCTCCAAACTGTATCGTTATAAGGAAGTAATTCCCGTTTTTCTCTCGAATTATAACATTGTGGTTTTTAAAAGTAAATTCCATATTAATAGCTTTTATTGTTCCCTTTTCTTTTAATCGTAGTAATGCTATCCAAAGCCATAAGACTATTCTTTTCAGAAATAATTTTATAAGCACCCTGTACCATATCGGGGCCGTCCAGAAGTTTTGCATTAGGGTGCGCTCCTTTAAATTGCGTTTCCAGTCGTTGCATATGTGGATTGTTTTTTTCTTTTTCATTGAAAATCAATCTTCCTAAGCGATTGAGTGGTTCTAAATCGGCTTCTATTCTAAACCACTTCTCTGGTTTCTTTCTTGTGTCCGTTATAAGAGGCAGTACATTCCCTTGGTACTTTTCTTGTCCCAACTGATAGTTTAAAGGAGATAATATTTGTGTAAAGAAAGGATCTTGGAAACTGTTATTTTCAATATAAGAATATAATACAGCTCTGTTATTGACTATGTTTCTTATTTGATACATATAGTCAATAAAAGAAGCTTGGTTCATGTGGTCCAGGAAGCAAGTAATAACATAATAATTACCCTGATGGTATCCCATTAATACTGTACCTTTTTGCGAATTTTGCAATCCGCTTTTCTTACTGGGCTTATCCTTGTTAGATACTCCAGGATCAGCATACTGTAATACAAATTCAAACTGATTGTATTTTGGCACTTTACCCCATTTTATTTCTTTAAAAGTCTTTCCTTCTGAAATTGGATTATTAAAGTATTCTTTTTGTTGGGATGCGTAAGAAATAATGTCTAGAACTCGATCAATGTGTTCTTCTGTATTTTTGTCTGGCCATGTGCTTTTCCCTTTCTCGTCTCTAATATTTATGATTTCTACCTTATTAGCTTTCTTAGCAGCTCTTGTGATACAGCAATCTTCAGCAATGATGTTTCCGCAGAAAATAATAAGCAAAGGTTCAGATATAGAACGAGTAGGAATTAAAGCCTGTTCTATCCAATCCCAACGCTTGTCAATAATTTCTGGATTGCGCACATCTTCATCGGTGTCTATATCATCAATTAAAAGCACATCAGGACGAATTGCCTCATTTCTAGTACCTCTTGGTGATTGTCCAGCCCCTAAAGCTTTAAAAGATACACCCGATCTTGTTACAAAGTGTGAAGACTCCCAGCTTCCTATTTTTGCTTGTTTTCCATAATCGTTGATTATTCTATTGTTGCTTTCTAAGTTAATTTTGTAAGGTGCAATAAGGTTTTCAGCATTATCAGCTGAGTAACTTACTAAGATTACATTCTTCTTTTTACCCGTAAGAGCTAAAAACAATATCTCCATCATGGTTCTAGTTGATTTTGCTAGCTCCCTAGACCAAGCTCTCACTTCATAATATTCTGGGTTTCGCAATATTCTCCTAGTTGCTTTAATGTGAAAAGGAGCTGGCTTGCTTTTATAATAATTTGGGAAGTAGTATTCAAACCATTTTTCTGGGTTTTTCTCTAAATTCGCTACTCTTTTTCTCTTTTGCGATACGGTTTCTGTAGTGTCTATAGGAGTTTCATTTATGAGATTATCCCGGAACGCTTCCCAAATGTTTAATTTTTGCTTTTGACTAATCTTCTTCATATTTTTAACTCATTGTATCTTGAATGAAAGCATCAAGTAGTTTAGTAATGCTTTGCGCCATCGCCCAATCATCTTTTCTAATAAAGTTGACAAACTTCATCCCTACGTCAATGATCTCAGCAACAGATGTTTCTGTTTCCAGCTTTTGAATATTGTTAGTCAGCTGTGTCATTGTGTTTATTTCTTTGATATCAGGATATTTGTTTTCTTCCTTATCTTCAATTGCTTGAGTAAGTCTATCTAGCTGTGCGTACATCCTTTTTAATTGTACTTCTTTTGTTACATTAATGCTTTGACCTAAAGCATCCCATTCATACTTTTGCTTCCAGTTAGAAATTGTCTTCTCAGTCACTCCAACTCTTTCTGCAATCTCCTTTTGGCTCAGTCGCTCTTTGGTGAAAAGCATTTGTGCCCATTCTCTCTTTTGTTCGTTCGTTAATTTCTTGGCCATTCTGCACTGTTTTAATACAAATTAACAGCGGACAAAGCATTTGTCATAATCTTAAATCTATCATAGTACACTCATTGCACCATCATAGTACACTCAGTGTGCCATCATGTAATCTGGATTTTGAAAACTGCAAATGCGGGTTAATCTTTGTATGAATTGAGGGAAAAATTATGGCAAAAGATAAGGCAGTAAAAGTAGAGAGAGAGTATAAGTTAACGGATGATAGTGTGAATGTGTATGGTTTCAGGTTATTAACGAGTGGCTTCCAGCAAGAACAATACATGCGCAATCCAATTGGGTATAGGATGCATGAGCGTGATAAAGGGGTGGTTTTAAGATGGAAGGATTTTAGGCGTGAAGAAGATAGGGTGTATGCTAAACCTGTTATTAATTTATCAAATCCTTTGGGACAACAAACACTAGAGGAGGTTGAGAATAACTTCCTGAATGCAGCAAGCGTAGGCAAGATTGTAGTTCTAGAGATATCTGATTCGGAGGAATTGAAATTACCTGGACAGGAAGGACCTACTGTAACTAAATGGTATCCTAAAGAGATATCATTAGTAGATATCCCTGGTAATTCTAATGCCTTAGCCCCATTATTGTATGATGAGGAAGGTAATGAAATTAATTTGTCAGATTGGAGGAAGAAAGATATAGAAGAATTTAACAACAAATATAAAAAACCAATTAAAAAAGTAAATATGGCAAAAGGTTTAGCATTAAGAATTGCTCTGATTCAAGCTTTGAATTTATCAGACAATGTAGATGATGAGACTATCCAAGAAGGTATTAAAGACCTTGTTGATAAAGCGAGCAAAGTAGAAATTTTGCAAAAAAATCTAGCAGACTTAAAAACAGAGAAAGAAGAAGCAGAACAAAATCTAACTGATTTCAAAAATCAAATCAATCAGGATAAAATTCAGAATCTTTTAGATGCTGGGCAAAAAGCTGGTAAGATTACGGCTAAGCTTGCAAAGGATTTGGCTGATAAGTATGCAGACGATCCTGAGGGGTTAGCTTCGTTAATTGAGGGTTTGCCTGCATATAGATCACTGAGTGATAGTATTGAAAAGGCAGGAGGTGCAAGCGCATCATTGATTGAAAAGTCGTGGGATGAGTTGGATAAGTCCGGCAAGCTTCCAGATTTAAAAGCTAGAGATTTCGAAGCATTTAAAAAGAAGTTTAAAGAGAAGTTTGGGAAAGACTACGTGTAAGAATAAATAGTAAAATAGAGATTAAATAACATTTTTTTTTGCTGTTTTTCATAAAAACAGAACGATGATTTATAATTTTTTAAAAAAACAAAGAAATGGCATTAAACAAAGAGATTTGGACGCAGGATATTATCGATAATCTATATAAAGATAATAGTTTTGCTACAAGATGTATTAACAGAGATGGAGACGTGTTGAACGGTACTGTGGTTCATACACCAGTTGCAGGAGCTCCGTCGGGTGTAAAGAAGAATTTAAGTACATTCCCACAAACTGCAACTGTAAGAACAGACGTTGACAATACATATGCTTTAGACGCACTATATGCTTTGCCTCGCCGTATTCCCAACTTAGATAAATATGAGCTATCTTATGATAAGCGTCAGTCTGTAGTCGGGGAAGACACACAAAACTTAATCCAAAATGCTATGGATAATCTTTTATGGCGTTGGGCTCCGACTGCTGTTGCTAATATCATTGAAACTACAGGAGATGATACTGCTGAAGACTTGATTGATGATACAGCTATAGGTACACGTAAAGTGTTTACTAAAGCAGAATTAAAGAAGGCTGCAAAGGCTTTGGATAAAAGAGAATTTGGCGCATTCCCAAAAGTTGCTGTATTAACTGCGGCGCATTATCATCAGTTTTTCGAAAGCCTGAGCGATGCAGAGAAAACAAACTTCAATAATGTAGCTAATCTTCGCGATGGCGTTATTGGACGTTATATGGGCATTGATATCATCATGCGCTCTTCTGTTTTACGTTATCGTAAGTCAGGAAGTGTTTACACTGCAGTAGATACTTTAGATGATAGTTTCACTCCGGGTCCAAATGATTTATCTGCTTCTTTAGTTTATGCAGAAAATGCAGTAGAAAGAGCATTAGGAACGGTAGATGTTTTTGATAATCCTGGGCAAGCACTTTATTATGGTGATGTATTTTCAGCAATGATGTACTTTGGAGGGCGTCAACGCAGACCAAGCGGTATTTATGCAATTGTAGAAGCTGAAGGATAGGAGTTGTTTTATTGATGATGTAGGGGTTGGAGATAATGAACAGCCCCTTATTACTAAAAGGATGATATGGATTGGAAGTATTTTATAAACACATTAATAAGTCATATTGGGAACTTATTTCTTAAAGTATCTGAATTGTTGACTTCTATTTGGGGTTGGTTAGTTCTGGCTGTTTGCCAAATATTTATGGTTACTGGGTTTAAAGCAGGCTTTATCGGATTAGGTATATTGTATTTTCTGGATTTAGCAAGTGGCGTTGGTGCTTCTTGGGTGGAAAGTAAGAAAGACCAGGAAAGGATAAAATCAGCACCTTATTTTATAGAATCCAAGAAAATAAGAGGCACTTTGGTTAAAGCTATTGTTTACTTCTTGTTTGTTTTTGCAAGCTATATTCTTTACGTAACATTTTTTAACGGCACAACTGGATTACCCATGAGCGATAAAGAATTCAATATAGTATCTATCACATTTGCTTTATGTATGTCTATTGAGATATGGAGTATTTTGGAAAATTCAAAGCGTATGGGTTATGATGTGATTGGTAAGTTGAGAAAAACTTTTAAAGGATTTTGGAAAGTTGTAGATGATGTTAAAGGTAGATAAATACAATACAATATTCTTCTTATTCTTGCTGATCGCTGGTTCAGTGGTGCTGACAGCTTGCAATAAGAAAGTTTATCCTTCTTATCAAAGTGTTGATACTTTTTGGATACAGAATGTAGAGATTGAAAGAGATACTTTTATTCGGGTTCCGGATGCTAAAATACATATAGAGTTAGATAGTTTGTTAGAACTAAATAGAGAGGCAAAGCAAGCTAAACTTGATATTCGAAAAGACAAAGAAACTGGAACTTGGAATATAGATTGCATTTGTGATACGTTTTCCATTCTTGCAAAATTAAAAGACAAGGAAAGTGTAATTACACATAAAAAAATAGAGAAAGAAAGTGTTGTGGAAAAAGAGAAATACATCCCAGAATGGGTTCGAGTATTAGCTATTATTGGGGCTGGGATTATAGTATTCTTTATTATGCGATTTGTTTTAATATTTAAATGATGCGTTTGAGAAAAGATATAAAAAGATTGGCTAAGCAATACGGCATTGACTATGCGGTCCTCGCTGCAATAGTTGAGGTAGAGAGTGCCGGACATGGATTTGATGCAAAAACAGGAAAGATAATTATTCAATTTGAGCCGCACTGGTTCAAGAGATTGTATTCTAATTGGCGTGCGCATGCTAGTAAAGCTTGGTTCTTTAACAAAGTAGAAACGCAACCAGGAGAATGGAAAGCATTTAATTCAGCTTTTGCAATAAATAAAGATGCAGCTATGCAATCTACTTCGATAGGACTAATGCAAGTTATGGGTTTGCATTATAAAAGATTAGGCTTTACAAATGTCGGTGCAATGTGGGATTTTGCAAAAGAATCAGAAGCGAATCAAATAGAATTAGGATTAAAGTTCATTCAAACAGATAGTAGATTATTAAGAGCGGCCAAGAATAAAGATTGGCAGAATTTTGCAAAGTTTTATAATGGTGCTGGTTATAAAACTTTTAAATATGACAGTCGATTGCAAACAGCATATAACAGACATTTAAACAGTAATTAAAAAGAATTTAAAATGAACCTACAAGACAAAATTAAGCAGGTATTTAAAACACATCCAAAACTTGATAAAGTTTTCATTACTTCAGATAATAATGTGTTTGCTGAACACATGTGGGCAAACTCTCACGCCAATGGTCTTTATAATAAAGATATTAAGATAGTGGAACGTGTAGAGGATGTTAATTTAGAAGAAGAGTTAGATCAAGGAGATGAAGAGTTTGATGAAGAAAGCAAGGAAGATAATACAGGAGTGCAGGAAGAAGATCAGGAATAATTTTTTAAACATAAAATAAAACTTAAGAAATGGCATTACCAAATGTAAATATAGAATTAACTAATGGGGCTTTAGGTTCTGTTGGTGCAAACCAGGATGGAGTTGCAGGATTAGTGCTGACTGGTGTTTCAGTGCCTAATAAAATACAGATAAATGAGCCTCGTGTTATCTTCTCTTTAGCTGATGCTGAAGAATTGGGTATTGAACAGACAGGAGACAATGCGTCAGCATATAGACACATTAAAGAGTTTTATGAGGCTCGTAGAATTGTGTCTGGAAGTGAAATTGCAGAATTATACATTATGCTTACTTCTAGCACCACTACTTTAGAAGATGTTGCAGATTATAGCAATGTTAATGGTGCTAAGAAGCTACTAGAATATGCGCAAGGTAGAATTCGCTTATTGGCAATTAGCAGAACTCCGAGCTCTTCTTATGATCCTGATTTGCAATATGGAATTGATGAAGATTCTATAAATGCAATAATGGAAGCGCAGGGATTAGCTGATGCTTTTGCAAAAAAACAAGCTCCAGTGCGTGTGCTTGTTGAAGCTTTGTATTTTGAAAATCAGAATATTGGAGATTTGGAAGATTTGAAAAGTTATGAAGGTAATAGAGTGTCCGTGGTATTATGGAGTACGCAGAATGATGGTTCTTCTTCTGTAGCTTTTACTTTAGGTTTTAAATCTGCATTGGCTGTACAAAGGAAATTGAGCCGGGTAAAGAATGGAGCATTACACTTTCCAGAGGTTTTCATTGGAGATACTAAAGTGGAAGAAGTAAGTGGTTTAGAAATGCTACACGATAAAGGATATATAGCATTGCGTACTTTTCCATCTCGTGCTGGCTACTACTTTACTGGCGAACCAACTGCAACGAGTGATACTGATGATTATGCTGTACTGTCTAGGGGTTGTGTAATTGACAAAGCGCAAAGGATCGCTTATGATGTTTTCTTAGATGAAATAGAAGATGACATACAGGTAGATGCTGATGGACAATTATTGCCAGGTTATAAGATTTATTTAGAAAACAGGATAGTATCTCGTATTCAATTGGAAATGGCTGATGCGATTAGTGGAGCAGTAGAATTTTCTATTCCTGATGGGCAAAACATACTGGCTAATAGTACAACTAATGTGGTATTGAAAATAGTTCCAGTAGGATATCAAAGTCAGATAAATGTACAACTAGGTTTTGATAATCCTGCTTTGTAATTTTTTATTTTAAAAACATAAGATATGGCAATTAATAGTACAGAATGGGCATGGAGTGACATGCAGATTTCACTCAACGGTGTGGCATTAGGAAAGATAAGCAAGATGACTGTAAAGACTGAGCGAGAATCAGAGCATCTTTATGGAGCAGGCGACGATCCTTTTGCTATTAATACAGGCAATAAGAGTTATAATGGTGAATTGGAGACTTATGGAACTGTAATAGCTAATATGAATCGTGCTGCAAAGGCAGCAGGCTATGATGACTTAACAGACGTTCCTTGGGCAATATCAGTTAGCTTTAAAGCCACAAGGACAGAACCTATGCAAACTATATTAGTTCCTAATGTTGTTTTTGGAGAATTTGAAGAAGGAGGCGAAAATAACGATAAAGCTTTCAAGAAGACGTTGCCTTTTCAATGCCTAAAGCCACGTAGGAGTTAATTTTTTTTCTTAAAAATCAATAAAACAATAAACAAATGAGTACAGATGAAAGAGCGCCTTTAATAGGCGAAGTAAATGAAAAGCAAATCGCAGATTGGAAGAAACAATATGGCACTATCTACCAAGTAGAGGTTGAAGGGCATGTAGTATATTTAAGGAAACCCGACCGTGCTGTTATGGCTTATGCCTCTAATGCATTAAAGGATTCTCCATTCCAATATGTAGAAGAGTTGTTTAATAATTGTAGAATTGGGGGTTCTGATATCTTTGATAAAGATGATGATTACTTCATGGCGGCTATGCAGAAAGTGAATGATATTGTCGAAGTGAAGAAAGCAGAACTGGTAAAGCTATAAGGGAGCTTCAAAGACCAGAGGAAGACATTATAGGTTGGATGAATGCATTGTTAAACTATTATATGCCTGGTCTTGAAGTCTCCCAAATGAGCGATCGGGAGTGGGTATTTATGGTAGCATCTCTATTGAAAATTAGAAAAGAAGAATCCAAAACGGCACAAAGTTAATATTACGCACTATGTCCAATTTAATTGAATTTGTAATCAGCATGAAAGATATGGCTTCCAAAGCAGTGGGAGCTATATCTTCTTCTGTAGTGGAAATGGGTGAGAATATTAATAAAGGCAAAAAACAATCAGAAGATTTATCTGCTTCAGTAAATGAACTGGAAGGGCGATTAAGAGATGTAAATGATGTACGATTTGGTACTACATTAGTATCTGAATTTAAAGATGCGAATAATGAAGCAAAGGCATTGGAACGCCAAGTGAAATCTCTGAATAATCAAATGAATCAGGGAGGAGGTTTTGCAGCACGATTAGCAGGATGGCGTTCAGATTTTGCAAGATCCTTACCGGGAGGGCGTTTTTTATCTAATCCATTAACCATGGCTGGAGGCATTGTAGGTGGAATAACACAGGCGGTGAAGAAAGCAGCTGAAGATTCTGAAATACGTTCAAGATTTCAGGCGTTGACAAATGATTCAATTGGTTCTGGATTTTACGATGAACTAAAGAAGTTTAGTATTGATTCTGGTGTTATAGGATTGGAAGATATGAGTGAGAATCTCATCCGTGCTAATATGGATATGTCTAATATTATTCCAACTTTGCAGATGTTGGGAGATATAACATCTGGGGATGCAGGAATGATGAATCAATTGTCTGTTGCATTAACTCGTGCAGCTGCAGATGGAGGGCTGACAACTCGTGTGTTACGTAGAATGCAAAGAGCAGGTTTTTATCCTCTTCGTGCAGTTATGGCAATGACTGGAGAAAGCATGGAATCTGTACGTAGCAGAATGGATGCTGGGAAGATAAGCTATAACGAACTGTACGAAGCTATGAAACGAACTACAGAAGCTGGGGGTGAGTTCCATAATGCTCTTATGAAGGCAGGTGATAATCCTGCTGCTCGCTTTCAAAAGTTGAAAGACACCATGAGCGAAATGGTCATAGGTATTGGTGATACCTTTTTGCCTGTATTTGACAAGATTATTCAAGGGGCGCAGTGGATTGCGGACAAAATGGGTCCATTCTTAAAACCTGCTATTGTGGCTATTGGTGCCTTGTCGGTTGCTTTATTGGCGGCTGCTTCAGCACAATGGGTATTGAATCTGGCAATCTGGAAAAATCCTGTAGGTCTTATTATAGCAGGTGTAATAGCATTAATTGCAGGTATAGCATATTTGATATATAATATTCAAGGATGGGGTGAAGCATGGACACATACGGTGAATGCAGCAAAGTATTTGTGGCAAGGTTTTGTAGCCGAAGCAAAGTGGTATTGGGATACTATGATTAATAAATTAATGATAGGTCTTAATAAGATTCAGCAGGGTTGGTATAAATTTAAAAATGCTGTTGGATTAGGAAGTAGTGATGAGAATAATGCAATGCTTTCTAAAATTCAAGCAGATACGGATAAGAGAAAGAGAGAAATAGAGTCAGGACAAAGAGCTTATTTAAAACTTTATCAAAAATCAGGCGAAGAAATAAACAAAGCTTGGGGTTCTTTAGCATGGAAAGGAGAAAGCTATTCTGATATCTCTAAAAAGATAAAAGGGAAGTTTGGAGGTTCAGGTTGGGATGCTGAAGATTTTGATGGAGGAAGTACTTTAGGTTCAGATGTTAGCGGTGTAAGTTCTAATATTACTTCTGGGGGGCCTCGTTCTATAACTATTAATATAGAAAGAGAAATGATTGGGCAGGTTGCTATTAACAGTTATAATGTCAGAGAGGGTGTTCTAGATATAGAAGAAATGTTAGAAGAAATGTTGCGTAGAATATTAATGAGTGTTACAAGTTCATAATTATGATAGAGTTTAATTTACCAGAGCTGCAATCCTTGTTTGGTAGAAATATAGAAAATTTCTCTTTAAAGGACAATGTTAGAAGTAAGACAGGAACGCCTTTTTGGGCGCAGGATACTGAAGGGCGTTGGTATTATATGCCTATTCGGTTAGGGGATATAGAGCTTTGGAATCCTACTATGCGTGCTGTGACTAAGAAAACTATTGTAGAAACACATCTAACAGAACGACCAGGAAGTGTGAAAGAGATAATTAATAGACAAGATTATGTATTCACCGTCAAAGGTGTAATAAAACGAAGCGATGGAACTTGGCCAGAAGAAGAAGTGCGGATGCTAAATGAGTTGTATCAAAGAGAAGAGGCATTGGAAATAGATAGTCCTTTGACTTGCATTTTGCTATCTGGTCAGGAAGAGATGGTTGTTATTAAGGATTTTAAACTTCCTGTTCCTAAAGGAGAAACTGCGATACATTATGAAATGGAATTAGTGAGCGACATAGATTTTGATTTAGAGTTTAATATATAATTGCTAAACTTTAAACATCCTATTGTTAAAACAGTCTAAAGAATAACCAAAAATTTACAAATTATGAAAAGTTTAAAAACAATTGGAGCATTAATCATTTTATTATTTGCATTTGGATTGCAAGTGCAAGGACAAAGATTCTTATCTTCTTGGAAAGAATTTGATTGGGATAATGGTCCAGATAGTGCAAGGTTTGTTCGTGCTTTAGGTTCTGTAAATGAATATAACTATCAAGTAGGTAGAGCTTATGATAAAGAGTACAGAGGAAAGAGAATTCAGTTTATTGATGCTAAATATACTTATATTATTTGGTTTGTTTCTTATACTGGTTCTATAGATGCTACAGGGTATGGTGTGGAGGTTCAAGAATTTCCTAATCGAAGAGTATGTACCATAGGAGTGAGTTCTGTAGGTGAAAGGTTACCTCCAGTAGTGGTGGATTTGAAAATAAATGATGATTTAAGAATACAGGAAGCTGATATTACTGGTGCCCCACAAACTTTATTAAAAATATTTAAACATCAATGGTGGGTTTCAGAGGATGATATGCGTGCGGTTCAAAAAGGACATAAATTTACAATTATAAGGTTGGATGAGAAAGTAACTTTTGATTGGACAGGCAAGGATCCTAAGATATTAATTCGTAGAAGTGGAACAGGGAATTATAAAAAAAGAATTGAAGGTAAATAATTAAGCATGGCAGTCTTTACATTACATAGTAAAATAAGTATTGGGGATTTTAAGCCTTTTAAAGGGGTGCATGATATTAGCATTAAGAAAAGTCTTGGTAATTATGCCGATACTGCTATTTTAAAGCTTCCATTAACTGCGAGATTAAAGCAAGCAGGGAGTCCACAAACACAATCAGTATTGACTGCACATCAATTTAATGTAGGCGATAAGGTGCTGATAGAACTGGGATATAATAATAAACTAGAAAGGGAGTTTGTGGGTTTTATTCGCCGTATTAATATGACAACACCTTTGGAAATAGAATGTGAGGGTTATGCCTATCAATTAAGAGCCAAGAAAATTAATAAGTCTTGGAAAGAAACTACCTTAATGGAGGTGCTGGAGTATATTATAGAGGGTACGGATATTGAGATTGCTGATATTGATGAGACAGAGGTTAAGGGTTTAATTCTTGATAAAGAAACTGGATTTACGGCTTTAGGAAAATTAAAAGATGCGGTGCATGTTAATATTTGGTTTGAAGAGCATCGTTTATATGCAGGTTTAAAATATTCTTTTTTCTCTGAAAGACAAAAAGAAGCAAAGCCTGATGTGTTATATAAAATAGGACATAATACTATTAATGCGAATGATATAAAAAGAACGCTGGATAAGGAAGAGAAGAAAGTAACTGCTGTTTATAAGGATAAGGATGGAACAGAAA